TTTAAATGTTTTTTTAAATAATGAAACATTGGTGCAACTTAAAAATAAATTTAAAAAAAAAATTTTTTTACCCAACATACGCCACTATTACCATAATAAGTTAAGTAATTCTTCAAAAATTAAAAAAAAATTTAAAGATCTTAACAAAATACCAAATTTGAAATCTAAGAAACACGTAATCAATCAAATTAAAACTAATAGTAGACCTTCATATTCTACAAAAGTGACAGAACAATTTTTTAAAAATTTTGATATGAAATCTATAAAAATTGTTAAAAATAATTATTCATATACATATACAATTAATGAAACACAAAAGGAAATTGATCCTTTTGTTGCAAAAGCATTGAAAATACATAATTTATCAATGTATCAAGAGCTCAAAGGTTTTACAAAAAGTATAAAAATTAGTGATGGTTTGAAAATGGTTGATAAATTTAACGATTCAACTTACATAAAATTCAATTTTTTAAATAATGATTATTATGAAGCATATAATTATGCTTTTAATAAAGCAAAAGAAGTATTTACTCCCAAAAAAAAACTACCCATGTACTCGAAGTATTACATTCAACATGTAATACCAACAAATACTAGTGCTGGTTTTTCTTTTCCTGGAAAAAAAAAAGATGAAGTTTATTATAATATCTATTCACATTTTATGAATATTCAGCATTGGCTGAAACGTGATAGAAAAATATATAAACTCCCTTGTAAATTAGGATTAAGGGGACACTTGTCAAAAATTGATGAAAAGAAAGTCAGAGGAATCTGGATTTATCCAGCTGAGATTACACATATGGAAAATGTTTTTTCATATAACTACACCCAGTGGATGACAACTTGTTGTCCTGCTGTTATTTTAGGTGAAAACTCTTTGAAAAAAATATCTGATAGATTAAATGAAGATCTAACAGACTTAGTTGAATTAAATCTTGACTGGTCTGGTTTTGATTTTTCAATACAGAAATTTTTAATCAAAGATGCATTTAAAATTATTTCTGATTCTTTAGATTATTCAAAATTTTATGATCCATTTTTAGATGAATGTGTTACTAAAAAAAATTGGGATAAACAATACCCTAAGCTATTTAATTATGTAAAAGAATATTTTATAAATACTAGGATGATGTTACCTAATGGAGTAACATTTGAAAAAAATTTTGGCATTCCTAGCGGTTCTGCTTTTACTCAAATAGTTGGTTCGATTTGTAATTATATTGCTATAAATACTTTATTTAAATTACAAAAAATTAACATTGAATCAATTAAAGTATTAGGAGATGATTCTAATATTAGAATTTTACGCTCAGATTATCCAAAATTATGTTTAAAAA